ACTCGTTGCGCCTCAACACAGGCTCCGGGAACCATGCGGGCCAGAGCGCTCTGCCCTTCGGCCTGCCCAGCGGGTCGGGGCGCTCACCATCCTCGCCCTCGCTGATGGCCTTGAGATCGATAATCCGATACTCGTCGCCGCCGAACTTGGCGCGTTCCATGATGCGGCCCGAGAGGTCGTCGTCGTGCCAGCGGGTCTGGATGATCACGATTCGACCGCCGGGCGCCAGCCGCGTGTAGGCAACGCTGGTGAACCAGTCCCAGGTCTTCTGCCGCTGGCGCTCCGAGTCGGCCTCCTCACGGTCCTTCACCGGGTCGTCGATCATGAAGATCATGGCGCCGCGTCCGGTCGTGGCCGTCCCTGGCCCGGCAGCGATATACATCCCGCCATCCTCGGTCTTCCACCTGCCGGTCGCCATGATGTCGCGCCGGAGCCGCGTGTCGAAGAGCCGCTGGTAGTATTCATCCTGGAGAATGTCGCGGACCTCGCCGCCGAAGTCCTTCGCCAGATCGACGTTGTAGGAGCTACCGATGAAGTCCCACTCGGGATGCTTGCCCAGGCACCATGCCGGGAAGCGCCTGGAGGCCAGCTCAGACTTGGTATGCCGAGGCGGCGCCCAGATCATCAGGCGGTCGCATCGCCCGGCCTCGACGTCCTCAAGGGCGCTCGCGATGATCTGATGGTGCGGCGCCGGATCGAACTTGGGATAGGTGTATTCAGTGAACGCCAGCAGGCGATTGCGGGCCGCTTTTCGCCTCGCCTTTTCCTGCCCCGCCTGCCTTCCGGCGCTCAAGGTCGTCGAGAGCATCTCCGGCTCGGGCGATGAGATCGTCGAGCTGGGCGTCGGTGAGATCGCCAATGGGCGTGTCCTCCGGCTTGTCCTGCGTGTTCCGCTGCTCAAACTTGGCCCGGTAGTGGAACTTGTCCGGGTTGTTGGCGTTCAGGAGGCACATTAGCAGGGTGTCGCTGAACTTGCGAACAGTCAGCGGGATAGGCCGACCGTCCTCGCCCATCTCAGGCTTGCCATCGGCGCCCAGGCGGTAGCAGAGCTTGCCCTGGTAGATCACCGGCTCGGCGTGACCCGCCATAGCCCGGCGCCGCGCCTCCTGCTCCAGGACGTCGGCGCTGTCCGCCAGGGCGTCCCGCCAGCGCGCTGCGAAGCTCTCGACCGTGGCCCGCAGCTCATAGGCGTGGGTTCGGTTCATCCCAGCCGCCTCCGCCGCGTGGCGCACCGAGCCCAGCTCGGAGAGCGCCTCGATGAAGTCCGACATCTTTTTAAGCGTCGGCGGTGTTGGCTTCCTGGCCCCTGTCATAGCCCTGATCCTACGCTTGGTCGGGCCGAGATATCCAGCAAAAAAAACGATGACAGGGGCCAGGGCGGACCACAAGCGCCTGAAAAACGGCTCAATCGACAGTTCTTAACTACTGGTATTAAATAATTTTTTGGTGGGCCAAGTTTCTTGGCTCTATATTCTGGCCCGGCTTTGTTTGGCCCGATTCATTCGGCCCAACAGCGGGGCGTCAGCCCCTGTAGGCTTCTTAGCCTACAGAATCTTTCTAGTGTTAGAGTCAGCAGGCTTTAGCAGAGATCAAGCACCTGCTTGGGCTGACAAAGTATTGCATTAAAATGTCAATCAGCGGCAACACGGCGCTGGCTGGGCATCACGGGTTGGCACAAAAGGGTGGACGTAATTTTCTGCCAAGCTCGACCATCGCGCTTCTAATGGCAATGGCAAGTCGATACCATCGCGATGGTATGGCCTATGCTTTGCCGTATACGCTGAAAACATTGGGTCTATTTACCGCCGTTATCGCGGATCGTTTCTCTTATGTCCCCAATAATGGTCATCGGGCGCGGCGCCGCGCTTGGTGCAGGGTTCGCAGATGCGGTTGCCAATCCACGCGCTCTTGAACTGCTTGCCGCAGGACAGGCATATGCGGCGGCCCGGCTTGACGTTCTTTGACGGCGCTGCCTCTGCTGCTTCGATTTTATCCTCCAAAAAAAGCCACGATTGCGAGATAGATAAAAGCCTCGACGGCGATGATGACGGCGATGTGCATTAATTTACACATGAACCTTTACGACCAGAAACGCCCGACCTCGACGTCCGGGAGCAGCCTGTTCTCCCAATCGCCGCAGCTATCGCGCATCGAGACCCTGGGCCATTGGCCGTGGCCGTCCATGCCCATTGATGGTGACCGTCTGTGGCATAGACCGTCGCGACAGTTGTGGAAGCGGTCCTCAAAATGCCGACATTCCTCACATGGTCGTGCGATTTTACTGGACCCCAATGTCACAGGTTCATCTCCTCTTGGTAGGCGCGATCATAGCGCCCGGTTATTTTGTTCCAGCGCAAGTATTCGCAGCCGACCTTGCCGCATCGCCTGTGCTTCATCTTGCGGACATGGATTTCAACCTCCGGCTTGGTGAGATCGGGGCGGCTCACCGTGATTCCTATATCAGCCTTGTTCGCCCAATTTGAGCTTCCGCTGATGTCGTAGAGTCCGGGAACCGGCAGGTCTTTACCCCGGTCGGCGTACAGCTTTGCGGGATGCGCGACGAGCCAGACATGGACGCCGTGCCGGGCGGCGAAGCGCTTGAGCCGCTGCAGGAACTTGCCGATGAACTCTGTCTCGGTCTGGTGCGGCGCCCGGTCGTTCTGAAGCTCGTTATATGGGTCGATGACGAGGCCGCGCATGCCGTCGCGCACAACCAGGGTCTTGGCCCGGTCGAGAATCCACGACAGCGGTTGGGCCTCGTCGCCCTCGTCGCGGATGAAACTAAAATGCTTGTTCACCCAGGCGGCGCCCTCGCGCACCTTGTCGTCGGTCATGGCGGTATGCTCCAGCGACACGGCCCTGAAGGCCTCGCCGACATACTTTTCGACCAGCTTGCCGCCATGCTCGTCCAGCGGGTTCTCCAGGCTGCAGACGCCGAAATGCCAGCCATGCTGTTCGGCGAGGTTCACCAGCAGGGCGTCGAGCCATTCCGATTTGCCGCTGCCCGGCACGCCCGTGACGATGGTCAGCAGGCCCGGCGCGACGCGGTAGATGTCATCGACGTGATCCCAGCCGGTCGAGACGCCACGATCCACCGGGTTGTTCCTCATCGAGATCAGCGCCTCGGCGTCCTGCTTGAAGACGCCCAGCACCGGGAAGGGCTCCGCCTCGGCGATGCACTGCCGCAACTCCTCGGCGCCGTGCGTCAGTAGGACGTCGTTCGCATCCTTACATGGCGCGTCACCGCTCTGCGGCCATTTGACGAGCATGCAATTCTCTTTGCCGTAGCGCCGCGCCAGCTCCTCGGCCAGGACCGCGCCGGGCGCGTCGCCATCGACCGCGATGACCCAGCGGGTGATGTGCGACAGCATCGGGAGGCAGTGATGGACGTAGGAGAATTTGTTGTCGTCCTCGGGCTCCGGCGTGGCGTCCTGGAGCTGCTGCGGCGCGCCGTCAGGGATGGAGATCACGTTCCTGACGCCCGCCTCGGCCAGGGCCAGCTTATCGATCTCGCCCTCGACGACGATGGCGGTCTCGAAGCCGTCGAGGTCGTTCATGCCGAAATAGATTTTCTCGGCGCCCTTCTCCTGCTTGAACCGCTTATCCGCCGTCCGATACTTCACATTGATAAGGTCGGGGCCGAGGCGATAAGGGAAGCAGATCACCCTCGATGTCGAGCCCTGCTCGTCGCCCGGCATCCAGACCCGCCGCGTCGTGACGCCCGCAGCATCGACCGTCGCCGGAGAGATTCCTCGGCGCTGGAACCAGTCGTAGAGCGACTGCTCGCGCTTGCCCTGGTGGTCTAGTGAGGGTCGCCGGTATGAGGGCTCACGGCGCGCTGGCAGCTCCTGGCGCCGCTCCCTGCCGCTCACGCCGCCACTCCAGCCGCAGTGGTGACAATTCCACATCGCGCCGCCGTCCTCGGTCAGCGTGACCGCGAGGCAGGGCTGGTTTTTCTTCGACCGCGTGTGCGAGCATTTTGGGCATAGGATGGTGTTCTGCGTCGAGCGCTTGGCGCCGAGCTTGATGCCGTTGACTTCGAGCTGTTCGAGGAGGATTGACGATGCCATCAGATTGCTGGCCTCCTAGCCCTATTGCCATATCCCTGCGCGGCGTTCAAAAGTGATTTGGTGATATACGGCACCGGGTCGTGCGTCCCGGCATCCATTGCCGAGATGATCGCCTTCTCAATCGACCGCTGGGGATATTCCTTGAGCCACAGGCCGACGAGCTTTCGAGCTTGACCCTCGGCGATAGACATCTGGACGAGCCTATCGACCGTGAGGGTCCAAAATATCGTCGGGCCGTCAGGCGCGGTGGATTCTTTATCCACCGAACTCTTACTAACGTCAGCGTCAGCGTCAGCGTCAGCAGGCTTGAGGCCCAAGGCAGCATTTGCTTGAGTTCTCAAACCGCCCTTCCGGCC